CATTTGGCGTATATGTGGCTGTCAAAGCTGCTGGCTTGACGATTGCCTTCCAGACCAACGCTAACTGGGCTGAGGTCTTGACCAAGAGCTACGACGAAGATGATTTCGCCATGCTGAACATGATGCTTACGTTCTGGTTTGTAGGACGGTCTATAGAGAAATACAACAAATCGTGAATGAGGCTAAGAAGCTTTGCAAGGATGTATTAATCAAGCCCTTTGAAGGGCTGGCAAAGCGTTTGCCTGATGGACGAGTTCAAGCTTATCCCGACCCCGGAACCCGTGGGCATCCTTGGACAATCGGTTGGGGAGCCACTGGCCCTGAGATTAACCCCGGCACAATCTGGACGATGCAGCAGTGTGAAGATGCACTGGATCATCACGTTGAATACTTTCTCAGGGGTCTGTTTAAACTTTCCCCAAAGATTCAAACCGAACTGCCAAGACGCATTGCCGCCGTGACTAGCTGGGTCTACAATTGTGGCTTAGGAAACTATCGGGTTTCCACGTTCAAGAAACGTATTGATGCGGGTGACTGGGATGGTGCAGCAGACCAATGTATGCTCTGGAACAAAGCTGCCGGTAGAGTTCTCCCCGGTCTCACGCGTCGCCGTGCAGCAGAAGCTGCCCTGATGAGGTGACCCGTGCCATTATCAAAAATTCTTTACAAACCGGGAGTTAACCGAGAAAACACGCGATATACCAATGAAAGCGGTTGGTATGTGTCTGACAAGGTTAGGTTTCGTCAAGGCACCCCAGAAAAAATTGGCGGCTGGGAGCGCATCAGCGGGGAAACTTTCTTAGGTATTTGTCGGGCGCTATGGAATTGGGTAACGCTTGCAGGCGAAAACCTGATGGGGGTTGGCACTAACCTTAAGTATTATATTGAGCGAGGTGGTGCTTATAACGACATCACGCCCATACGAACAAGAGACTATAGCGTTACGTTAACCAACCCTTTTGATACGGTTAACACGTTCAATACCGTAACGGTTAATGACAACGCTCATGGTGCTCAGGCTGGCGACTTGGTTTATTTCACAGGCGCAAGTACGGTAGGTGGTATACCGGCTGCCGAATTAAATACACGGCACGTTATTACATCAATTACCAGTGCGAACGCTTATGTCATTACGGTAACTAGTTCGGCTACGTCAACCGTAACAGGCGGCGGCGGGACAGTAGTTGCTCAGTACTACATCAATACCTATCAATTAGGATCAAACCCATTTGCAACGACAAGCGGTTTGCCCACGGTGGTTGTAACAGCTAATTCACATGGTGCTTTAAACGGTGACTTTGTAACATTCAGCGGGGCGTCAACAGTTGCTGGGCTTGATTTAAACAACGAATATCAGATCACCTATATTGATGACAATAGTTATTCAATCACTGCATCTTCTAACGCAAGCTCAACCACCACTGGTGGTGGGTCAAGCGTCCTTGCTGAATACCAAATTAATACGGGGCCATCCGTACAAACACCATTGTCTGGATGGGGCGCTGGGGCTTGGGGTATAGAAGCGTGGGGAGAAGGGCAGTCGGGTAATGATTCGTTAAGACTATGGTCAGCTAGCAACTTCGGGGAAGACTTAGTCTTCGGACCTCGCGGTGGGAATATTTATTACTGGAACGGAGCCGGTAGCATCACGGATCGTGGTGTCGCTATCCAGACATTGGCTGGAGCCACAGACCCCCCTATTGTTCAAAACTTTGTTTACGTTTCAGACATCTACCGGTTTGTTATTTGCTTTGGGTGCAATGATGTTGGCTCGGCAACTCAAGACCCAATGCTTATTCGCTGGTCAGACCAAGAGTCTGTTACAGATTGGCTACCAACAGCAACTAATCAAGCGGGGTCCATACGACTTTCGCATGGTTCAAAGATCGTCACATCGATCCAGACCCGTCAGGAAATCGTTGTTTTCACTGACTCTTCGCTGTATTCGCTTCAGTATCTTGGCGCTCCTCTTGTTTGGGGCGCACAGCTTTTGGGTGACAACATATCTCTCATGGGTCCAAACGCAACGGCTATTGCGTCAGGCACTGTCTTTTGGATGGGGCGTGAAAAGTTTTACGCCTACACGGGGCGTATTGAAACGCTCAACTGCGACTTGCGTAAGTATGTATTCAATGACATTAACTTACAACAAACAGAACAGATCTTTGCAGGGACCAACGAAGGATTTAATGAAGTATGGTGGTTCTATTGTTCATCAGGATCGCAGACGGTAGACCGATATGTCGTATACAACTACCAAGAAAAGATCTGGCACTACGGCACGATGGCAAGAACGGCATGGATTGACTCTGGACTGAGGGACTACCCGCAAGCGGCCACCTATTCCTACAATCTTGTTAATCATGAAAAGGGTACGGATGACAATGAAACAGGCACTGTGACAGCTATCAACGCTTACATAGAATCTGCCGAGTTTGATATCCAAGATGGTCACAATCTTGGGTTTGTTTATCGCATCCTGCCTGACATTACGTTTTCTGGATCAACAGCCACAAGTCCTTCAGTAACCATGACGCTGATTCCGATGATGAACTCGGGTTCCGGGTATAACAACCCGCAGTCATTAGCAGGGTCAAGTTCTGCTGCGGTAACGCGAACATCAACTACGGTGATTGAACAGTTCACAGGTCAGGTATATGTCCGGGTTCGCGGAAGGCAGATGATCTTTAAGATTGAAAGCACTGATTTAGGTAATGCTTGGCAGTTAGGAGCACCGAGGATTGATATCAGACCAGACGGTCGGGCAACAGGACGTGGCGCATGAGGCTAGATAATCCAGCGCCTCCTAACCTCCCGCTTGCACCGGATCAGTATGAGCGCCTTTATTTTGAGGCGCTCACGAACGTCTTGCGTTTGTACTTCAATAGGATTGAAAACGTCACGCGCAACTTGCTTGGCGTTGAAGGCGGTCGGTTTGTGAACTATCCCTATGGGGCGTTCTATGACACCACGGATCAGACGGCAGCTTCAACGACGACAGCGTATGCAATTAGTTTAAACAGCACCACGGTATCAAACACAATAAGCGTTGAGAACAGTTCACAGGTTACCTTTACCTACGAAGGGATTTACAATATTCAGTTCAGCGTTCAGTTGGTAAACACTGATAACGCCTCGCAGGACATAGATATTTGGTTTAGGAAAAACGGGACAGACATTGCCAACTCAAATAGTCGCTTTGGCCTTGCACCGCGCAAATCTGTATCGGACCCGTTTCACGTTGTTGGAAGCTTAAACTTTATTGATTCATTTGCTGCCAATGACTATATTGAGTTGTACTGGTGTACGACCAGTACAAGTGCTTATATTGAAGCTTATACCGCCGGGACTACACCAACCAGACCGGCTATCCCGTCAGTGATATTGACGGCAACTTTTGTTTCTTCAGTACCGGAGTAGGTCATGGATGATTTTGAAAATGATATCTATGGTGGCGTTACAACCGATGACATTACCGGTGCGGTCAACGATCCTAATTATGATTCAAACTGGAGTCCTGTTGCTGGCGTAGATGATTTATCTAACCTCCTGAGCACCGGAGGAACTTCTCCTGCGTCTTCTAATTTCTTATCCCGGTTGTTCGGTGGGAATATGACATCCGGCGATAAGGCCGGAACCCTTTTGGGGTTGGGTGCTTTAGCGATTGCTCAGTCCTTAGCCAATAAACCACCGACGATTAAACAACCTGTCTACAAACAGGCACCTGTTTACAACCGTGCTTTAACCGCACCAATGTATGGTCTAGGTTACTTAGACCAAAGAACCGGCAAACAGGTTGGTATGGGGATGCCATTATTCTTTAATCCCAACCCCTTCCAATTTGATCCGACAGAAGCAGCCAAGCGCTACGGTCCATCCCCGCAAGAAATTGCTGCGGGACAGCAAGTCTATATGCAGAAGATGTCTGACTTGTACACACCAAGACCTGTGCCGGATGTACAAATGACAGGCTCCCCGCTCGCTCCAACCACACAATCTGCTACGCAACAGACAACCACGCAGCCTGCCACACAACAGGCTGCTATGACAGTACCCGCTGAAAGCGTTGCTGCCGAAACCGGCATGGCTGGTGGTGGTTTTCTTAAAGGAAGAGGCGATGGGATGTCTGATGAAATCAAGGCAACCATCAATGAGAAACAACCGGCACGATTAAGTGACGGTGAGTTTGTTATCCCTGCGGATGTGGTTGCTCACCTTGGTAATGGCTCTTCTAAGGCTGGCGCTCAGAGGTTGTACGACATGATGGCGCGGGTAAGGAAAGCTAGAACAGGGAAAACAGAACAAGCACCAGAGATTAACCCGAACAAGTTTGTATGAAACAAGAGTTAGAGTTCCACTGGCATCGTTGCAAGCCCTACATTCAGGACGCACTGGATGCTGCTGGAAATCTATTTATCTTAAGTGATGTCTGGGCTTTAGTTGAATCAGGTAAAGCCCAATTCTGGCCCGGTTTTGAATGTGCGGTAGTGACTGAAGTAAATGAATATCCGCAAAAACGTGTCTTGAATGTATGGCTGGGTGGTGGGAAACTAGAGGAAATCCTGACTATGGAACCGCATATCCGACAGTTTGCCAAGAACAGTGCATGTGATTTGATCTTGATCCAAGGACGCCCCGGTTGGAAAAAGATCTTTAAGATGAAACAAATTGGCGTCATCCTCTGTAGTGAGGTTTAAACATGAGTCTTGGTGGACCCACCCAAACAACCGTCCAGAGTCAGCCTGAGTATGCGCTGCCTTATGTATCGGATCTCTATCGCATGGCACAGCAAAATGCGTATACACCGTATACACCGTTTGCTTACAACCGTGTCGCTGAAACCTCACCCTTGTTCCAACAAGGCGCTCAGATGGTTGGGCAGCAAGCTGCCGCTCCCGGCATCTTAGGCACCATGAATGTTGGTGGGCAACAAGTCGGTACGCTACAAGCGTACATGAACCCTTACCAGCAAGCTGTCACGGATGTAGCCAAACAAGCTGCGGTAAGAGAATATGGCACAGGTTTAAACGCTCTTAAGTCTCAAGCAGCGTCTCGCGGGGCTTTTGGTGGTTCACGCCAAGCCATCATGGAATCCGAACTGATGAGGAACTTAGGCTCCCAGTTAGGCAATATCCAGATGCAAGGTTCAGCAGCAGCCTTTGATAAGGCTGGACAGTTGTATGGTGCAGATGTAGCTAGACAGCAGCAGGCTGCACAACAGGCTATGACAACGGGCCTTGCTGAACAAGCACAGCGTCAGGCTCAGTTAGATGCTCTGTATGGGGAATACGAAAGACAAAGGACGTATCCCCAACAACAAGCTGAAGCCTACCGCAATATCATCTTCGGCCAACAGATGCCTGTTACTTCGTCTCAATACCAAGCCCCAGCTAATCCCTTATCCCAAATCGTCGGGATTGGCTCTCTCCTTTATGGAGGGATGAAATGAACATCATCAAAGTACAGCAGACGTTTAAACGTCTTCCTGATGAAAAGGTTGCGGAGTATGTGCGTGACCCTGCGCTTGGGTTTATTGCGCTCATGGAACTTAATGAGCGCAAGAAAGAAAGAGATAGTTATCAGGCACAGTCACAACAACCTGATGTTTCGTTAGCAGAGCGTATCCCCCAAGAGTTAGGGATCATGAGCGGTGCTGCGCCTGCGGCGCCCCCGCCGACCATGCCCGCTATACAACCACAACCCATGCAGCAACCCATGCAGCAACCCATGCAGCAACCCATGCAGCAACCGGTTGGTATGGCTGGCGGCGGGATGGTTTCGTTTTACAACGGCGGGGATATAAATAGCGAAATTGAAAGGCTTCGTAAGTTAGCTGAGGCAAGGGTGCCGGAGGACACAACAGATACGGCACGGGTTAAAGCTACAGCACAAGCTAGGCAACAAGCACCGACAAGGACCACAACAGCTACCCCTGCGGGGACTGCCCCGCAAGCGCCGGGATTAAGTTCGTTATTTGCCCAGATCCCCTCAGAGTTCAGACCTCCTACGCCTGAGCAAGAAGCTGAATCTAGGCAAAAATTCCTTGCCGAGCGAGAGAAGGAACTACCGGATCGAGCATCGGGTTTAATGGAAGCGTATATCAAAAACCTCGAGGGTCGACGCATTAGCGAAGAAGACGCAAGACGCCAGATGTTTCGAGACTTTGGTATTGCTGCCCTAAAGGGCGGCTCCCGCGACTTCTTCCAAAACATTGGTGGGGCAGCAGAAGCTGCGATGGCTAACCAAGCTGCCACCAAGAAGGCCAACCAGCAACTGGAAGACATGGCACAACAACAGCGTCTGGATATGGTTAAGTATCAAGACGCTCGTAAAGAAGGTCGCCTCAAAGAAGCTGAGGCGCTAAACGAAAGAATATACGACCGTAGAAACAAGATGCTCACGCAGGCCACCGGTCTTGCTGCGCTGCAAGATCAGTTGGCAACTGGAAGCGCCCAGCGTCAGAAGATCATGGCAGACATTGCTCAAGGCAAAGAATCCTCGGCACTCTTGCCATACAGAATAGAGCTTTTGAAGGAGCAAATAAGATCTATGAAAAGCCCCGCAGAAGCAGGAGGGGTAAGGGCAAATGATTACCGACAAGCCTACCGGGATGTCATGGAAAGCGATGGTAGAAAACTTGAGTCAGACTTGAAAAAAAGGTATGAAGCTTTAGCGGGCAAAAACTTCATGCAAAACAGCGTACATGCTGCGAATTTTCAGCAAGATCTAGATGATGAAATTAAGAAAAGAATTTTTGCTCGATTTGGTGTAACTGATCCTAAGATGCAACGTGTTATACAAGATGTGCCGAAGCGAGCCGCAGTGCTTGGAGACTAGTTTATGGCAATCGTCAACATACCGGGGGTTGGGCTTCGAGAGATCCCAGACAATCTATCGTTTGAGGACAAATTTCGTTTAAGAGCACAACTTCAAGCGGAGGCTGGGTTAGACGTAAGGCCCCAGTTCGGATTAGGCGAACTGTTTACACGCGGGGTAGAGCGCGGGTGGGAGCGGACTAAAAGTACGTTTGGAGATGTATTACCGGCTATGGTGGGATCAGCCTTTGGGGCTGATGAATACGCTAAGAGGCAGATGGAAGAAGCTCGGGCAAGTCAGGAAGAACTCGAGCGTCGACTGCCTGCCATGTACAAGTCTTACAAAGACATCGGTGGGGTCAAAGACTTTTTTGGGTTTGCTGCTGAAACATTAGGTGAAGTCGCCCCAGACATAGCCACCTCGTTAGTTCCCGGTGGTGTGGGTGCTGTTGTAGGTCGCGGCATAGCGACACAGGCAGCACGGCAGGCTTTAACCGGCGCAGCAAGACAAGGCTTGGCGCGGGAAGCCGCCGTAGGCGCGGCTGAAAAAGCCGCAGAAAAAGCTGCAAGCCGTGGCATGTTAGCGGGTACTTACTTAGGTTCTTACGCTCAGAACGCGCCTGAAGTATTCCAAAGTATCTACGAAGAAACCGGAAGTATGAACGCGCCGGTTGCTGCGTTATATGGGGGTCTATCCGCAGCGCTAGACTCCATTCTCCCGGCAAAGGTCCTTGATCAACTTGGAACCGCAGGCAAAGGTGCTTTGATACGCAACCTTGCCGAGGCTCAAGGCGCCGCTCCTAGCGTGGTTAAAACCATCGGGAAGGGCGTTGCCAAAGGTATGGCTTCCGAAGGTCTTACCGAGTCAGCACAAGAGTTTGTCAATAACCTTGCTGTTAAAACACTGAAGGAAAACTATGACCTTCTCTCGCCGGAAAATATCGATAAGTACATTGATTCATTCCTGCGTGGTGCTATCGCTGGCGGCGGTGTTAGTCTTCCCACTTCTGCTATTGAGGCTGCTCGAGAGAGGAGTCTTGCTCGTGCTCAGGAGCAACAGAAAACCGCAGAGACGGCTGAAAGACAGCGCGTTGAAACCGAGCAATTGGAGCAACAACAGCGAGAGCAACAGAAGCAACAGATCCTTCAGAGCATCCCGCAGGGCATAGCACCAATTG